TCACCAGCGCGTCCTGTATGACCTTGCGGCCAAATGACGAGATATTATCCTTGTCCTTCCTTCGGTCCTCACAGTACCAATGATAAATCATATATACCGGGCCTTCCGCGCGGTACTTTCCGAGCGACCTTGCTGAGCGCATCACGACGCTTTCGCACTGCCGCTTCATCTGTGCCCCTTTGTATTTGTTTGTACGTTCCGCGTTGATATACTCGTTCAACCCCGGCAGCTTCCCCCTGATAACGAACTTATGTTTCACTTAATCTCAAACCCCGTTTCCTTCGCGACCGTTCTGCGGATATCCTCTGCGGTAAGCCGTCCCTCTGCGATGTCGTCTGCGATCTCCGCGATCGCGTTGCACACCCGATCAAGCCGTTTCTTGCCGAATCCCTCGCCGGTATGTAACGCCCAGATCGTGCACATCAGATACAGATCGATGATCTTTCCGGCTTCTTTTCGGCTCCGCTTTTCCAGTTCTGCGGCCGTCACGGTAACCTTGCGTTTCTTGCTACTCATCCGATGATCTGCGTCTCAAAGCGCCCTTTCCCGGAGTTATGCCACTGGCCGATGCCGTTTAGCTGGCCATACTCCAGCCACTCCAAAACGGCAGGCTCAAGATCTTCATTGAGCATTAGTATTTCAAATTCAATCTGAGTCCCTGCTGGTGCTTCTTCTGACGATGCCAGTGCGACACGTTCTCCCTGCGCTGTCTGCGCTCTCAATGGCCGCTGGCAGATAGTGATATCTTCACCCTCCGGCAGTATCAGCGGAATCATGCGTGGCATCACGAAAATGGTTCCATCAATCTCCTTCTTGTAGGCCTTGATTTTGCTGCTCTCGTTGGCCGCCTTTTTCTTTTTTCCGGTTTCCGGATCTTTTCCTGTTGCCCGTTGTAAAAAACTGCAGGAGCCCTTGAAAAATCCTTTGATCTGGTAATCATACAGTGCAGGCTCTCCGTCTTCCGTCATGGCAAACACCGTGGTTCCTTTCTCGATCTCTCTGTCCACATCAATCGCCTTGAGTTCTGCATCAATATCCGTTCCGGCAGGAGCCTTTGACGCAATAAAGTTATTATAAATCTCCTTGTCAGTGCTCTGTGTTCCGAGCACTCCTTCCGTAAAGGTCAGCCTTACTTTCAGTTTTTTCATTTCGTCCTCCCTGTGTGTTCAGAATTTTATTTTGTGCTTCCGTTCAGTGCTCTGCCGTTCCATTGCTTGACATCTCAATCTTTGCTTCTCCTTTTCCACGCTTATCAGAGCCTGTCCGTTTCGTTGTGCGCTCCTCCTGTCATTTCTTTGCCTTTTCCACACTCAGCACATCAGAGCGCTTCTATTCCGTGTCAACTCTCCGCCTTTTCTGATCACGTCAGAACTTTGCCAATCCATGTCAACTCTTTGCTCCTCGGCTCCCTGCCTTTCCTTGGCGTCTCCGCTGGAATCGTACTGCACCTATCTATTCCGTTTCCGCTCCGGTCCCATCGATTCCGTATCTCACGTTGTTATTCACATCCTTGCCATTCATTTTCTCCACAAAGCTGCTCTGTGCTCTTCCGTTTCTGTCTCTTTGCATGTCCGATCAAATCCAAATCAGATCAACGCTTTTCCGTCTCTTTTCGCATCTACACCAGTCAATTCTCCTCCTTCTCAGTTCATCTCTACGCGAATCCCGTCCTCTCCCAGCGTCTCCATCTCGGTGCTACTCCACGCCATTCCATATCACCTCGTGGTCGCGCCATTCCATATCGCATCCTCGCCATGCCGTGCTGTGCCGTTGCCTGTCAAATAATCGCCTGTCTATTCCGTTTCATTGCTCTTCTCACCTATTCCTTTGCCGCACTTTTTACTATTCAAGGCGTTTTAACGCCTTGTCTTCTATCAGCTTTTTAACGTCTTCCGGCAGAGCATCAAGTTCTTTCTGGTACTTTACAGCCTGCCGGTACGATCTCATAAAGTTAGACGCAATTACCTGCTCACTGGAGCTTTCGTCCATCGCCCACTCGTGGAGCAGATCAGGTGTGACACATTCCTGTATTTCAGGAGGTAGGCTTTTAAAATGCTCCTGTGAGCGATAAATTCCGTCTGTGATCGCTTTTCTTACCATTGCCCATGCCGCAGTATCTGTTAAGTATTTTTTCGCGTCTACGGTCCGTATTTTGGCTTTAATCTGCCCGATCGATGGCGGAAACCCCTTTGTGTCGGATGCCATGTACGCTTTAACTGCTGCCGCTACATCGCGGGCGGAATCATCCACAAACATCTCAGTCCACAGATCGACAGCGTTTGAAAGATCTTCTCTGCTGAGTCCCTGATAGTATATCGGGTAGCCTACCCTCAGGACGGCCATGATCTTTTTTGTTTCCTCTCTGGTCATCGTCTCCCTCCTGTCACAAGTCCGGATCTAAGAACGGGTTAGAGAGTCCTTGCGGCTCTGTTTTAGTGATTCGATCCCAGATAATCCCTTTCCAGCCGTTGGACATAGATAATCTGATCACGTCAATTACGGCCTGCTTGCCGTGCTCATTGGCTTGATGCTCTACCTGAGAGAGCAGGTTTCTTAGGCCTACTGGCTTATAGGTCTCTCGTCGCTCTTTTTTGTAGTTAATCCAGTCTCTCACTGCATCAGACAGGTACGGCCCAAAACGATCCATCAGCTCCTGATCTGTTACAGATGCCTTTTCAGGCTTCTTCTTCGGTTTTAGATTCTCTTCAGAGGACGCAGAGTCCCTCCCCCCTTCCTCAAGGGGGGTAAGGGGGGTTATATCTATCTCTGTATCTATCTCTTTTTCTTTCTCTAACTCTATATCTATCTCTTTCTCTATCTCTATCTCTTTCTCTATCTCTATCTCTATCTCTACGTTACATTTTTCCGACGCATCGTTACACTCCGTTACATTGGCGTTACATGGCGTTACATTGCTGTTACAAGGTAACGATTTTTCCACTTGTTTATTAGTTTTAGATTGCTTTGATTTTAATCTGTGTTTTCTTACTCGCGCTGCACTGTCACTTTCTCCGTCAATGCTCTGTGCTGTCTCGATCATCAGATACTCGTTTCCGTCGCATTCTTCAATCAAGCCCTGGTCGAAGAGGAACAAAAGAGTAACCTTGACGTTCTCCGGGTCCTCGTCTATGATTAATGCCAGTTCCTCTGCAAATGTCTCCTCGATGCCCTCAAAATACAGCTTGCCCTCGTTCTCCAGACTCAGCAGCTGCATCTTGAGGTAGATGATCGTGTATGTATCTCCTCCGGCAATACGTCTGAGCTTCTTGATCCGTGGCTGCCGGAAAAAGTCCTCATTCAGTTTGAGCCAATAAAATTTTTTTGCCATATCGCTCCCCTAAAATGGAATGTCGCTAATGTAGTACATGTATTTAATCTTTCCATCATTTCCGTGTATTCTTTCACGGCGAAGATACCCAAACTCTTCCAGTTCCTTTAACGCAGATCTGATCGCCTTCGTTCCCTCACAGCAGACGTGTTTTAAAGCTGGCATATTATAATTCCAGTCATTAAGGCTCATCAGCATGCAGAGCATTCCCTTTGCTTTTAAGGATATTTGATCGTTTCTAAGTGCTTTTTTTGGTAACTGGCCATTATTCTTGTACATTCTGATAACTGGCATCTTCTCCTCCTAAAATGGAACATCATCATCGCTGATCGTTTCAAATCCCTCCGGGGCCTGATTGTCTGGTTTCGGGCCTGATTCCTTCCAGTCAATAAATTCCACACGATCAGCAATCACGTCCGTTGTATAGACGGTATCTCCGTTTTTATTCTGATATTTGTCGGTCCGTATATGGCCATCAATCGCCACTCTGTTTCCTTTTCCAACAAACTTTGAAAGGTTCTCCGCTGTCCTACCAAAAGCCAGCACAGAGGGGAAATCTGCGCCCCTGTCAGCTCCGTTTTTGTCCTTCCCTCTGTCAAGCGCGACATTAAATCTCAGCACTGCTGTCTGTGTGTTGGTGTATCTCAATTCCGGTTCACTTGTCATTCTTCCGATTAAAAATACTTTATTCATAGATAATTCCTTCCTACAATTTCCATCCACTTATCACGTCCGTAACGTCTCTCAAACATCTTCTGTGTGCCCATTTTGATATCTCTATCCAACACCGGATCAAAATGCACGCCATGAGGGCCGGTGTGGTGCTCTCTGCACAAGGCGATCACCAGTCCATATTTATCCGCAATCCTGCGGTTTGCCGTGCCATAGATGCAGTGATGTATTTCCACGTACGGGCTTCCGCAGATCAGGCAGTGATCCAAATCATCCGTCAGGATTGACTTGATTCCACTCATGCTTTAACCTCTCTACTTCCTCCGGTGGCAGCGTCTCAATGCCAAGTTCTTTAGCTTCTGAGACAGTGCCGTCGATTAAGACACTCATCTCCCTTGTGTCATAGTTCGACGATCCGATGTAGCAACGGAGCTGTATGCCTTGCTGCCCGTTGACAGTAACAGGGCCTAACTCCTCTGTTGCTCTCCACTCCTGCTTGACTTTGCCAACCACTTCCGGGCGGCACACAACATGCGTATACTGGCCATAGCGGCTCAGTAGCTCGATGTATACCGTCCACTTATCGGAGCCGAGCGCCTCTGCAATGCGCCCGCAAAGCACCCAAAAGTAGGCGTTTGCGTCAAGGCTCCGATGCTTCCGGTACTTTGTGGCCTTGATCGTCAGCTTGTCAGCCTCAGAAAGCCGCTGCAGTTCCTCTACAGGTACTTCCTCGATCTCAAAGCTGATGATCATCCGGCCTGTCCCAATATCACGGGAGATGGATTTAATTTTCCCTGTTGTTTCCATCTTCGATTTTCTTCAGGATTTCCAGTGCCTGTGCGTGCTGCTTTGACGTCATTTTCTTTCCGCCAATCACTCCGACCTGACACAATATGTCGCTTATATCGACGTTTAAATCCTCACACAGACGCATCAGTGTCTTTTTCTCTGTAGTAGTGGCGTATTCTTCATGTGCTGTCTGAGACGCATATTCGTCTGTATCAGCGTCTTTTGTGTCGTCGATGAGGAAAAGGCCGTTTAAAGCGTATTTCCTCGCGTAAGAGGACGCTGTGCCCGTTATCTGCGACGCATCCATACCCTTCTTATTGTCTTCTTCTCTGGCATAGGCTGATACCGTGGTGACAAGTGCTTCATCATACAGTGATGCTGTCGCTCTGACGTAGTATCGATCTCCAATTTGCTCAATCTCGTCAGATAAGATGAGTGTTAATCCTTCCTCTGCAAGTAATGGCTTTACTGCTTCAAGAATGTCCTCACAGCTGCGGTATTTATATTTCCCGAAACTATTGTAATTGCTCTTTGGAGCTTTTAATTTCTCCTGTATGCGCATTAATTTGTCGTTCATGGCTATTTCACCTGCATATTCAACTTTTCCTCCAACCGAGCGCCCTTGATTTCGACGCCATCTTTCAGGGCCTTTTTCAAAGCTGCTTTGTCTGGCTCTGGTTCCCTAAACCTCAGATACTCATCTGGAAGTTTTGCATCTTTGTCAATCTGTACGCTATCGGATTTCCGGTAGCCGATTTGAACGCGTTCCGTTTTAAATTTCCGCCCTCTCAGTGTGATCTCCAAGAGACGAGTCAGGCTTTCGATTTTGCGCTCTGCTGCTTTTTTGCGGTCAACAAAGGCCTGTGCCTCTGCCTTGTACGCCTCGGCATCTGCTCTTAGATTCTTAATCCACAAAGCCACATTCTCTATCTTATTGTTTTTTTCCATCATTAACTCGTCAAATGTGTTAAGGTTAGAGTCGATAATCTCTCCTGTCTCGTCATCGATCAAATCAATGATCCTTTTATCAATCTCGTAAAGCGTCATGATTCCTCCAAGTACCGATCAATACACTCGATCAGGTCATCTGCTTTTACGTGCTGAAACTTCATCTCTTCTTCAAACCATGTCCGGAAATCCTTTGTGATGATATCTATGCACTCATCACAAAGTCCGTAATTGTCCGTTGCATTCCCGCATGAATAACAAACATGCGTTTCTTTTATATCCCTGCTCATGCATATTGGACAGGTGTTATATTTTTCTCCGTGATCCCTTGTCAGATCAGGTTCCGGAAAGGTGCACTCGCACCTGTTGCAAACCCACATGATCACACCTCCAGATCAACCATGGTGTTTATAAACCAATTCATGATCCGTTCGTATTCTGTGAGTTCGCCTGTGTCCTTGCTGTATAACAGGTCACTTGTGGCGCTGACGATAGCGTCATACGCCAGCTCCTTCTGTATCATCTGTGTATATTTCGGCAAGCTGATTTCTATTGTGTTATCGTCCATTCTGTGTTATCCTTCCTTATGTAGTCAGATTAAACTTTGTTTTCAGGTGCCCGTCCTGTTGCCGCAGGCGAGCGCCTGTTTTTACTTCACGCATCGTTCTGATCGGCTGATTCCACCGGACGCCTTCGCGATCCGGATCGGTGTCGGCTCGTCCGCCTCTTCGGCGCTGTGATCTCGTTTTAGACCTACTCTCAGTACCGCCCAAGCTACCGCAGCCATGACGATCACGATCAGGTCTCCGCTGATGTTCCAGTATCCTCTGCTCAGCCGGCAGAGGGCGATATAGCCGGCTGCAACTATTGCCGCTATGATGTATTTTTTCATGCCTTTTCTTCCTCCTCTGGCTTACTGTCCATAATGTCCTGTTTTACCAAAGACAGCATTACATCAACCGTATGTTCCCACTCCGGTGAGCCTGCATCGATACTCATCACATCCACCGTCTCTTTCACGACCGTGGTGAGAGCTGTCAGCAGGATATAAAAGTGAGCTACAGGCCCTAATCGGGTGTTGCTCTCTATCTCTGGCGTTATACTGCCTTCCGGGATTGTGATAAGCATCTGTATTTTGTTTTCCTTCAGAAACTCATCCATGATTTCTCCGAATGTATCCAGATTTAACTCTCTTTTCTCTTTCATGCTTCTTCCTCCTTCTCAATATTCCGGTCTGTACTCCGTCCTCGCCCAACACTTCGGCTTAATCTCCAGATTGTCCCGGTCTGCATCCGTATGCCAGTCGCGCATATTAAATGCTTTTAGCTCAGCGCTATATGACACGTGCATAATTGTTCCGGTACGCATGAGTATCAGGTAGTATCCGGATTCTTCCGGCATCTCCAGGTGCGTATCACGCCAGTTGATTACCGCGTCAATACGGCCCTCTACAAGGTCAGTGATCTGGTGCGCCAGCTCGTTCTGATTCATTTTCGCCCTCCTCCCACTCAATCACGGTGTCGCTGTCGTCCTGCCAGTGCCGGCATGTGTGCCGGTGCGCACACTCGATCAGCATGTCGCCTTCCGGCAATACGTCGTCTCCTTTAACCTCTACGCCCGGATACTGTGCGATGTCCGGGGCGAAGTGTATGCACTCATGACATACGTCTTTTGCGTTTAAAATGATCATTCTTTTCCCTCTCTAATACAGCTCAAAATAACCTCAGAGAATGACAGTCCCATGATTAGTTTAAGATCGCCAGAAGTTTCGATTTCTTCCTTGTTGTCGTCCATGATCGCTTCCAAGACAGTAATCATAAAGGCTGCGCTAATATTCTCCCTGATGCGAAGATCAATATCACTAACACCGTTGTCCCCTGTCAATTTCATAAATTTGTGTAGAGAATTTATCACCTCTTTTTTTATATCTTTGTTCATTCTTCCTCCTCCTGATTTATGATCTCTAATTCCGCCTCCAGCCCGTGATAGTCCAGCAGAAACTGCCATGCTTTAAGGACGAGCCCTATACTCATCTCATTATTCATATCGTCACTTCCTTACTACATCCATGACAGCACCTTTCCGATGATCGTGCCGACAAGGCAGCCGATCAATGCGCCACCGAGGACGGAAAGAAAAAGATCTCTCATGCTTCCTCCTGTTCTTCATACTTAAGAAATTTATTCAAGAAATAGATCTGTCCTTTTCCTGTCACCCGAGGCGTTGACTTGGTCTTCTCGGTACCATTGCTATCAAGAAATACGGTTTCTTTTACCTCAAACAGCCCCATATCCATAGATTTCTGCGTTGGTATGTTCTTGCTGATGCCTCCCTTGTGTAGAAATCCCTGATTCCTGAGTTCCTCAAACAGCCGGTTACGGCCAATGTTTACGCCATTCTGTTTCATGTACTTTGCGAGATCTCCGACCGCTATGCTGGAGTCTGACGCACTCACCGCATCCGCAAAGAGTTCTTTCGGCCTCATACGCTCGACATCCTCTGCAAGCGCCTTGCTTTTCTCTCGCTCCTCTTTGATCTGGGTTGCGAGGTTGATGATCGTATCAGGGCTGATTAACAGTTCTTCGATTTTCTGGTCTGTGAGATAGGCACCGTGCTTTCTGATCGACGGGATTACTTCAGACGTTACCCATCGTTTAAATTTTTTAGCTGTTGGCAGCTTGCTGGAGAGTACGAGGCTGTAGAGACCGGATTCGTTGATGATGGTCATATCTTGCGCTCCGGATGGGGTGTCGCATTTTGCGACGCCCTTATCTTCGACGTCGATATGTTTCGATATAGCATCTCGTGCATTCGAGTACCCCAACGCTTCCGCTACATCCTTTCCGACAAACCATGGCTCGCCGTTCTGCTCGACTGCTCTGATCCGTCCGAACTCCTCATTATTGAAAATTTTTAATTCGTTCAATTTTTCATCCCTTTCCTTCTAAGTACTGTCTTGCCCCTCTCCTTTTCGATATAATAGTTTCGGAAAGGAGGTAACACTTTGAGCTTCAACATACCGGAAAATTTTCCAGACATGTCCACAATAACTAAGCCTGTTCAAACTGCTTATAGCTATTCAGATACGCAGTTTAAAATCATCAAGAAGTATGTTTTAGATTTTCAAAGATCTCTCGACACTGAGCACGATATTGGGCTTTTGCTCACCAACTTCGGAAGTTCGGTGTTGATGGAAGTCAACTACATCGGCTATGAAGAATCTGTATTGATGATATTTAAGGGCTTTGTTAATGGAATTGAATCAACTTTGATTCAACATGTAAGTCAGTTGAATTTTCTTTTGACAACTGTTCCAAAATCTCCAGACAAGCCAAAGCGCAAAATCGGATTTAGCGCTCCTGAGGATTAGGAATCTCCCACAAGTCACGGGATCTCCTGCCCTGAAGTTTGGCGGCTTCATACTCATCCAACATTTGGAAAAAAACTGCCGCCTGAATCTCTGGCAGTCGTTGAAGTAGTGATTCAATGGCTGCCAGTTTTTCTTTGATCTCTGCAATATCTTCTTTCAAGTCATCACCTCTATTTGTCATCTCCTCCTCACAAAGTGTGGTATAATTTTTCATGTACTTTTTACTAACCTTGAAAAGGAGGTGTGAAATGGATTTTAAAGTAAAAATCACATGTTTAGCTTGTGGGTGCTCATTTGAGTTAAGACCCTCAGATAAGATGAATCTGCCAGATGTTATTTCTTGCCCAAATTGTGGGCAAGAAGTTCCGAAAAGCATTGCCGACCATTTGAAATCAGGATTATCCGAACTTGCATTAATCCCGTTTAAGGTAAGCGATTCCGGAGATTCAATATTAGCAAAACAAGGTTTTCACTTTGATGTAAAAGAAGCACCTTTATTAGGTTAAAGTCTCACATCTTTTATTAAGTCCTTTGCAGCGTCAAGCAACGCTTCTGCCTGGCGCTGTGTAAGGTCTTTCCCCACCAGCTGTTTTCCGATAGAATTTAAGATATCTGATCTTTTCTCTGGCGAGATCGCCTTCAGGGCCTCTTCGGCTTTCTTGTCTAACTTCATGTTTTCACCTCCCTTTTGTGGAATGCTGGGTTACGATACCTTATCAGACGATTTAAAATCGTCTTTTTTGGCATAAAAAATTTTTTCCTTTTCTTTTAAAGAAGAAATACCAAGCAGTTTGCAAAGCTTTTCTACTTCGCTTGTTTTAAACTCATACCTGTTATTTATTTTGTTATAAAGTCCCTGCCTTGATAAATCAAGTTCTTTCGCTATGTGATCGATTCTAAATCCGCTTGAATCAATTATCTTTTTAAGTCTACATGTATCTGTCATGCGCTCACCTCCTCTTCGTTTTTTTTGACGATTTTAAATCGTCTGACATCATAGTATCACTGAGACGATTTTTTGTCAACTATTTTTTCGTAACACGTAAAAAAATATTGATTTTTAATCACCCTCATGCTATATTTATACTGAAAGGAGTTATATCAGCATGGCTGAAATAGGAATAAGGATAAAAAAGCGACGAGAAGAGCTCGGGATGACGCAAGAAGAGCTTGCTAAAAAACTGGGATATAAAAGTAAAACTACTATCGGAAAAATAGAAACTGGCGTAAATGATATTACACAAAGCAAGGTTGTAGACTTTGCAAAGGCTTTAAATACAACGCCGTCTTATTTGATGGGGTGGATCGAAGATCCAGACGAATCTCGTCCGGGCTTTCCAGTAAAGAGCAAATATGAAGATCAAATAATGCCTATAGTAAGAAAGCGATTCCCTCTTCTCGGAGAGATCGCATGCGGAGAACCTATCTTCGCGGATCAAGGGAGGGAGTCATACATTATGTCGGGAACAGATATTGTGGCAGACTTCTGTGTTAAAGCGCGCGGAGATAGTATGATTAACGCGCGGATATACGATGGAGACATCGTATTCATAAGGAAAACAGATGAGGTCGAAGACGGATGCATTTATGCTGTTGGAATTGATGATGAAGTCACTTTAAAAAGAATTTATTATAGTGATGGAATATTCCAACTCATCCCAGAAAATCCGGCATATAAGCCTAAAGTAATTACTGGGGAGGCATTAGATCATATAACAATTTTAGGTAAGGCTGTTGCTTTTCAGAGTGATGTGAGATGAGAAAGAAAAAGAAGAAACAAATAAGTACTTCAGAGATTATTGATAATTATTTAAAAAGTCTTGAGAGTTTCAGTTATGACGATGATGATTATGACGATCATTACGATGATTTTGATGATTATCGTCCCGCAAAGCCTAAGACGTATGCGAAAAATTTAAATATGAACAAGCTTTATTGGCTGAAAAGGCTCAAGGAATACGTTGTCATTGATTGCGAAACTACAGGGATGAATCGTGAAAATGATAGAATTATAGAGATTGCAATACTTGAAGTAAGTGACGGAAATATTGTGAACGAATACTCTACGCTTATAAATCCGTCTATACACGTATCCAGCAGAATTTCAAGTATAAATCACATTGACGATAGTATGTTGCAGGATGCTCCAAAATTCGAAGATGTCGCGAGCACGATAAAAAATATGATTATGGGGAAAAAAGTTGTTGCTCACAACGCAAATTTTGATGTAGCATTTATTATCAATGAATTTAAAAGATGTGACGATCCGTTTGTGATTGAATATATAGATAGTTTATCTGTCGCGCGTAAAGCACTGCCAAGTCTTGAAAATCATAAGCTTGAAACACTTATTAGTCATTTTGGATTGTTTGATCAACAAGAACATAGAGCACTTTCTGACGCAAGAGTAACTTTTGATATATTTTTAAAGTGCATCGAAATAATGAAGGAGGAGGAAAAGCAAGAAAGAGAAAATAAAAAAATACAAAAGAGAATTGAAGAGGAAGAACGCCGTAAAAAATATATGTATTCTCCCCTTTATGGCAAAGTATTTGTTTTTACCGGAGAGTTTAAAACGCCAAGATACAAACTCCAAGAAATAGCTGAAGAGGTCGGAGCAAGCCCAAGAGAAAAATTACTAAAATCAACAGATTTCCTTGTAGTTGGTGATGTCAGAGAATATCCGGAATGGGCTATAGAAAGAAAATTACTTGCATCTAATCAATTAAGAAAAGAAGGAAGAAATGTAACTAATATTACGGAAAAGGCTTTTTATAGATTAGTGGATGGTGCAAAATCGGCAATGAAACGAAAAGAAAAAGAAAATATAATGTATTTAAAATATTTTATAAAGTAAACTTTTGGAGGGATAAAAATGGCGAAAAAGATTTGTGGAATATGCGGAAAAGAAGTACGAATGGCTACAAAATTGCAGGACGGAAGCTATATATGTTCATCATGTAAGGCTAAGATTCCAAATATGAGTTTTGAAGGAGCCATGAAAACGGGAGGATATACGCTCGAAGAAGCAAAACAATACATAGATAGAAAAGAAGAAGAGCCTGATTATAACGGTGAATATCCTCAATATGTTGTGTTGCAGGTAGCATTAAAAGAAGGATTTATCGGGACTGGATCAGAAAATCTTGTAGATTTGGAACTCGTGATAAACCGTCAAGCGGCTAAGGGATATCGTTTGCACAGCATGTCAACAACTACATCTAATAGTAAAGGTATAGGAGGCGGAGACAGAATACAAGCTACCCTTGTCTTTGAAAAGCTTTAAACCATACTGCCGCCCTACCCCGGGCGGCTTATTATAACTCACGCGTGAGTTAATCGCGAGTTGGTATGATTGTGATACAGTAACGATCGATATACCTGTAAATCAGTAATGCTTATCCGAGCTAATTGACAATCTGCCAATTAGGCTATACTATGTATTATAGTTAATAATGCCCTTGGCAGTATCCATCCCAGTATATGGGAATCGGAGAACCCAAGGGCTTTTGTTTTTCAAGGCATAAAAAGACCCCTGATCGAGGTGGTGAATAGATCAGGGGTCTGCACTCAATTTGAAAGGCACGAAATTGAAAGCATGGTTATTATACCAAGAAAGGAATTAAATGTCAAGTAAATCAAAGCGAGTCGCATTATATATGCGAGTGTCAACCGAGGAACAAGCACGCCACGGCGACAGCATTGAAGCCCAGCGGCAGGCACTCCGACAGTATGCAGAGACGCACAATCTTAACGTGATCGGAGAGTATGCCGATGAAGGAATCTCCGGACAGAAACCCGTCCGAAAGCGTCCGGCGCTGTCCGAGATGCTACGGGAGGTAGAGGTTGGCAGGATTGATCTGATATTATTTACGAAGCTGGACCGGTGGTTTCGATCCGTCAAGTTGTATTATCAGGCGCAGGAGGTACTCGACGCGCACAAGGTGGCGTGGCGAGCAATATTGGAGAACTACAATACCGAGACAGCAGACGGCGCCCTGAAGGTCAATATCATGCTGTCTGTTGCCCAAAACGAAGCTGAGCGGACGTCGGAGCGCATTAAATTTGTCTTTGCCGACAAGGTACGGCGGGGCGAGCCGATTACCGGCAATCTGCCGATAGGGTACAAGATTGAGATGGTGGGCGGCCGGAAACAGGTCGTAAAGGATCCGGAAAAAGAAGAGATGGTAAACGATATCATCCAGACATATCTCCGGACACAGTCTATCCGGAGGACAACAATCGAGATTAACCGGAAGTATGGCCAGAAGTTACTTTACGTTATGGTAAAAAGGCTATTAAACAACGAAATGATATGCGGGCGATATAGAGATAATGATGGATACTGTGAAGCGTATATCTCGCCCGAAGAATTTGAAAAGCTTCAGCGGCTCCAGTGCAATTCGATCAAAATGAACGCGATCGAGCCGTATTATTTTGTCGGACTAATCATCTGCCCGGAATGCAGAAACAAACTGGTCGGGACTCGAAAGAATGTAAAGAGAAATGGCACGCGGCACAAATATAAATATTACCGATGCGGAAAGCATTATTTAAGCAAAACTTGTGGCTATAAAAAATATGTCAGTGAGAATGTATTAGAGCGAATGTTATTGGCTCAGATAGAAGATGATATGGGGCGTGCCAGATCAAAGGCTGTACACACCAAGAAAGACCGCCAGAGCGTCCAGACAGAACGCAGGCAAGAAGAAATCCGGAAAGAAATGGAACGCCTCAGCTATGTATTTATGAAGGGCCGGATGAATCCGGACGAATACGACCGGAGATATGATGCTCTGGAAAGGGAATTTGCAGCGCTAAAGAAGCCTGAAAAACCCGCTGTACCTAAGCCATTGCCGAAAGGATGGCGGCAGATGTATGATGATCTGGATGCCGTAGGGAAACAGCAGTTCTGGCGCGGCATCATCAAAGAGATACATATTACTAAGTGGAACAGAGGGCCACGGGAAATTGAGATTATTTTTTTATAGTTGTTATCCTTTTAATTATATGTTCCCCGGAGGATTGGTTTAGTTAAAAGGATAAAAAACTTTCGGTATGGGTGTTGACATATGTACGCACCTATGCTATTATATAGGTACAGTTAAGGGAGTCAAAAAAGGAGGGAATTATGAAAATTAAATTTATGGACGGATACAGGATGTATAAAGAAAATGAGTTGGTCTTCAAAGATATTGAAGACGCGAAAGAATGGTTTATGCCAGAGGATGAGGGCTTGAAAGAGAAGGATGATAAGATCGAACGGTGTAAAGACGCTTTCGATCTCTGCGAAGTATTAAACGAGCAGGAAAGTGACAGCCGTTGGAGCTATGAGGAGGAGTAGGATGAGAAAAGACACTCCTCAAGAGAGGTATGATAAGGAGAACACAATACGTGTTTCCTTAAAATTAAATAAAAGGTACGATCGAGATATCCTGGAATATCTCGATAAGTCCGGGAATAAGCAGGGTACTATTAAAGCTGCCTTGCGTGAGAAGATGGTAAAAAAAACAATTAAGGAGGTCAGCATGAATAGGGAGGCTAAGATAAAAAAAATTGGAAGCCTGAGGATGAAGCTTCCAGAGACGGGTTATATCTGGACGGAAATAAGATATAACCGGCAGAAAGACGCGGTGATTTATGCGCGTCGCCTCTGCCGACTCCCGTCGGGGAGAGTAAAATGTCTGTGGATGAGGCCGGTAAAGTACCTCATCACAGATGAGAAAGGAAATAGACTCAGAAGGAAATTCAACAGTTAAGGAAAAAAGGAGGAAAAAATGAAAAATAAAAAAGAATTTAGGGGATTTGAATATTTGAAAAAATATCGCCCAATCGGGCAACTGATGGATACTTGCCCGCTGTCTTGTGCGACATGTATGCACCTTCGCACAGTTGACTGGCTGGGGTTGGCAGAGTGCCACGAGGATACGCTCTTCCTCAGAAAACTCCCAGAAGCGTTTTGCACGAAGTAAAAAAAGACCTGAGCGGCGTAATGCTGCTCAGGTCTTTTTCGTCTGACGTAAATGGTATATTACAGATTCTTTGATCTGTAAAGCATCGTTACGGCTTCCTCACGAGTGATCAGCGACTTGTACCGCTTACCTCCTTCGTCGCCGGTGACGATACCGTTTTTTTCTGCCCAGTCCCGGGCTTCCTTTGACCAGTCGCCCGGCTGTTCTTTTGAGACCTTTTCAAAATACTTTTCCAGCATCATTTCAAGTTCTTCCTGTGTCAACTCCGGTTCCTCCTGTTCCTGCGGCGCATCGATCTGTGCCATAAAATACGACCAGTCAATACCATCCTTAATATATGCGCTATCTCTCAGTATGCGCGGGCAGTCCTTTCCTGACCAATCGTGATGCTGTCTAATATGCGCCTTATCAATCTTAAGGTCACGCATCAGTTCTTTTGTCAGCCAGACGGCATTATCGACCGCTTTTTTCCGGTCGCCTGGCTCGCAGATTTCGATTGCGACGCTCTTACGGTTTCCGGTACCGCTGCCGCCGTCTCCGGCATGCCATGCTACCTCATTGACGGGCAACACCTGTATAATCTGGCTGTCATCGCAGACGTAGTGATAAGACGCCTGCCGGTCAGAATTGTAGCATACATAGTTCGCCTCGTTCTGGGCGGTGCTCTTCGGATTGCCGGTACTGTGTATCGTAATGTACTGAGGCGTCATTGCGTACCCCGGGCGCTGCTTTGTGCGGCTGGTCGGGATAAACTGCTGCTTAATCGTTGGCATTACTTGTCCTCCTTGATCTCAGGCAGTCCCGCCACGGACGTCAGTAAGCTCAGCACTCCTGCGAGGACGGACGCAGAGGCGACAGTGACCCAATTTACGTCAGAGAGCACCACGGACGCGCCGATGATGCCGATCGCGGTCTGAGCCACTGTCCTGACTGCACGGATCCCAGCCGCTTTCCACCACTTCGTAGTCATCAGATCAGCTCCTTATACAGTGCATAGGTCTGAGGGAATTTTGCGGCAAACTGATCTTCTGAAAGCTTATGCTCACGGGCCTTACTCTTGCCGTAGAAAAATTCTTTCTCTGCCGCGTAAATCATAGTGTTATAGTCATTTTCGTCCGTATAGCCGGTACCGTCGCAGAGGTTAGTCTCTACTACTTTTCCGTTATATTTTGCATACTTTTTCGCCGTGTCCTGATACTCCGACGCGTGCATGATACCGTACTTGTCCAGATAAGCGTAACCTTTCATCTTTGTCCTCCGTTTCTTAAATCATTTCAATTTCAATTTCAGTTTTATTTTAGTTTTATTTTAATTTTCGATCACCCGTTCGCGTTCGTACTCACGGAAGCGCGATATCGCTTCGTTGTACTCCCCGAGCGCCTTGTCCATCTCTCCATTAGTCTTGCCGTATTTAACCGCCACGGCCGTGGCTCTTGCCAGCTCCGCAGTCGCAACAATCAAATCAAGCTGTACCATCTCGCCGCGCTGACGCATCCTCTCACGGTGATCCGTGATGTCGTCGCGCTCTTTCTGTTTGCGGTTCCATTCAGCTAACGCGATGCCGGTAATCAGCGCGGGCAGTGCCGCCCAAAGCAGAGAGATCAGAATATCAATTAAATCACTCGCCATCTGTCAACCTCGCGATCTCGTCAAAGCTCTTACCCTGACAAAGCTTAAGATATGCGCGGTAGTCCTGCATCAGTTCTGCGGTGCGGTGCCAGTGATTTGTCGTTATAAACTGATCCGCCGCATCCATGATGCTCAGGTTATGAAGCCGTGCGTACTCTACAATCTCGGCAGAGCGCCGGATAAACGGATTATATGTTTTCATCTGTTATTTCCTTCCATCCCTGTGTATATGCAGAGGGTTCCCAGACATTATTTTCCATCGTACTCCGGTAGAGCTTACCGCCCTCAGTGCAGACATCGCCAGTCTGATACATGCCCCGTGTACCCTGCGGCGCAACGTATGGTTTGGCCTTTGTAGGATCGGTACTATGGCAGATATCCCAGAGGCTCACGGCTTTGTCTGGTGTCCAGTCCGGCTGGTTAGTGGCGTCGTGCGCCTGCCAGAGCTTATACACCTGATCCCCGTACTTGTACGGCGTGCCGATCGGTACATCCGTATAGTCCCGCTGTCTCCACGTCGGAATCTGCTCTTCTGCGGCGATTAGTGCGGTACCGTCTGCTTCTCCGGATACAGATTTTGCGGCGATTGCAGAGGCGTCTGCCGCGCCCGCGGTGTGCATGGCGGCTATGATAAAATCTCTGTTATCCAATACTTTCCACCCCCTCACGGTATGCGGTCATTAGTTCGGCTTCGGTGTAGGATACCGGTTTCGGAGCAGGTTCTACGGCTTCCCACTCATCCCCATTCCATTTTTTCCCAAGATAATCTATTGGGGAGCCGTTGACACGTATTAATGTTGGCTTGTTTATCGGCTTTGTCATGTCTGATACGGCATAACATACATTGTTATTATCTATTTCGGCATATCGGATCATTTTCTATCCTCCTCATTATGCAAGTTCAATCACTTGATATGAGCCACTTGTGTCACCGTTTTGCAAAAATACGGTTAGTTCATTTGTCGTAAGGCTGGAAAGGCGTAAGCCAAAGTTGTGAGTTGCATCACTATTTGTAAAGTCTAAAAGCACAAACATGTTTCTTTCATCAGAAAAACCAGAAAGGGTTATTGAAAATTGTCCGGAGTTGTATGAATTTATTACTCCACGTTGAATGTTTTTTATCACGCTGGTCGACGAAGGTAGACTTGTAGCATTTGCTTGTTTTTCTGTAATCTGCACAGCTGTAATAAACACAATACCGTTTGCTCCGTCTTGTCCATTACGAGAAGAGCTTGAACTTGTATTATAATTTCCTCCGCTGCCGCCTCCACCGTTAAGAGGAGAAGTATCATCAATATCTTGTCCCAAATATCCTCCGGTACCTAAAGATCCGCCTCCGCCGAAATGATAGTATGCACCACTGTCTGTAGGTGCCACAGGACCAGTTATGCCAGGTTGAGGAGTAGAAGCGTCAGTGTAAGTTCCTCCAACTCCGCCTCCTTCTCCTCCTGCGGCACCTCCATTGCCTCCTCTGCTTCCTGAAGCTCCGGTTCCTCCTTTTCCACCTAAGAGAGTGAAATAGGACCCAAATATAGTATTCCCTCCATTTGCGCCAGTTCTACCAGTGCCACTGCTGACATAGCCTCCTCCGGCTCCTCCAGATCCTACCGTGATAGATATTTGTTCCCCTGGTTCAGCGAAGATAACGCGGTTAAAAACAGCAGCTCCGCCACCTCCGCCACCTCCATAGCCACCAGAGTTGTAATTACAGCCTCCGCCCCCTCCACCTCCAGCAGCAGCGGAAACGTAAAGCATATAGATGCCGTCAGGCACAGTATAAGTATAATTCCCCGGTTCATTGTAAGTTATATTCTGAAATGAATTAAATTGACTAAGCCGAATATTAATCAATTTGTCTAATGCATAAAACTCTTCCGTCCCTAACGTACTATTTAATGCATGTTTGACCTCTGCCCAACTCATCCAAGCACCTCCGATATACTTCCGTCCGCCTCGAAAGTGGTCGTCTTGACCAGTGCCGGAGCAGACCCTTGTGAAAAGGTTTCTGTTATGCTGCCGTCTGAATTGAAATGCGTGAGGATCTGCGCCCCGGTATTGGGATCGCGCTGTAAGATATTCCCATTTCTCTGAAAGGTTGTCTCTACATTGTCAAATCCATAGATCGCATTGAGCAGCGCCGCATTGACCGCAGTGCCTGCCTGCGTCGGCTGATCGGCACGCGTCAGATCATATACATTGCCGCTGACTGGCGCAAGATTGACACGTCCCGGATACAGCGGCACCCGATTAACTACCAGTTCCATTTTTTACACCTCCCCGGAGTATAGATCTCCGGAATAATACCATGCCTGCATCATATTTGTGATCAGGTAGTCCACATCTTCTAATATCTTTTCAATATTATTCGCCTCCCACCATGTCAGTCCCTGCAGGTCATCAGGTACCGGCGGAGTGTCGGACGTTACAGCGATTGCGCCGCGCACAAGACTAATGTCTTTGAGATAGTAATCCAGTGCCTCTGCATTGTTGTAATCCTCTTCTGTCCAATCTGATTTTCCAACGGTTGCAATATAAATACCAGCAGATGCAAGGCGCTCTGTGATGCGAGTAACTGCCGCCCCGACGCGGTTGAGGTCTGAGGCGTTATAAGCACCCTTCATATTCATGTTCCATTCAAGGATTTCGGAATCTGAGATGGTGCCTCTGGACCACTTAGCGGTCAAAGAGAGGACACGCAACGCATCCTCCCTCGTCCTGTCGGTAATCAGATCTGCCATTCTGTCACCTCCTCGCCGTCATGCTTCCGGATAAACCGCCATTAAATTCCAGATCATGGGATTCCACCAGTGCCATACCGTTAACATTGAAAGCATCGTATACTTGCATAGTGTCTCCCATCTCGATAGCTGGATTGCCCCGATATTCGATGTCAAAGGACGTTCGACGCTGAATCCACGGAAGTGCCCACTGTGCCCACTCTTGCATATCATTCACAAGGTCGTTACTTACCTCTTTGGTGATGACCATGTCGCCTTCCTCTGCTGCGGATAGAGTATAGGATTCTTCTTCCGTGTCCTCCACGTAGCTGTCATTTCTTTTGATCGTTACTGCATTATATCTGTCTCCGATGTTGACCGTTGGTTCCTCAGCTAACCTGTCCCGCGTCATTTGATCGTCCGGCTGCTCTTTGATTGCTGGCCGGATAAAGTGCAGGCTGTCATTGGGGTCTACGTAGCAGGTACACATAGCTGCCTGCGCACACATTCGGATTGCCTCACGGGCTGATGTTTCCTTCGGGATACATTTTCGGATTATGACGGATTCAAGATCATCCTCAAATGTCGGGGCCGTCTTAATCTCTGCTGCTGTCAGTATTGCTGTGATTGCCTCCTGTAAGGTCCATGTGCCGGATGCTCCGCCGTTAAATACGACATCATCCAACAGGATCAGGCGGTCATTAAACGTGATGGACGCTGTCAAACCGCTGTCATCGGATTCCGCCGCATAAAAATACCGGATGCCGGCATTGACTGTCTGCCCACCAATGGTGTACCAATAATTCACATACTGACCGTTCTGCAGGTATTCGTATATGCCGGACGGATTGACCAGGTTATACAGCTTTTCCGAGTTGTCGATTGTTACTGTCAGTTGAGCTGAGGATAGACTTTCTGACAAGAGATCAATACTCTGCTGATCAGATGTGCTGACAATACTTTTCCGATCATAACGTGTTACAATTCCGAATATCAGTTCGACCAATCGTGCCCGACGGTGCGGCACTGCCGTACTCAAGAAAGTAACCGTGATCCGGCTATAGTTTTGGACGAGCGATTCCACCCAGACATAAGTTGAGTTAATATCGTATTCATCCGAAAACAGTTGACTTCCAGAACTATCAAAGAATGCAACCTTTATTTTTGACGGCCAGATGTAGGGTATCTGATCGTCAAAACGGAATGTCAGTCCGTAGCTGTCCTGCGGAGTGGAAAAATCAAAGGTGATTGTTGGCTGCCCCGTCAGAACTCCCTCATCGTTTGACATCTCCTCAGACAGATACCCGGTCTGTATTCCCGCTAAGTCCTCCGGATAGATACTCATAGATCCATCCAATACCCAGATGTTATGCTCCAGCGTTGCAAACGGGGCAGATGCCAGCTCTACGCGGTCATGCGTCTGCTGTATCTGAGACGCCGCAAACTGAGCTGCCGCCGTGGATGCTGTTGCCGCGTCTGCTGCATCAACCGCCACAACGCCAAAACTCATGCCAAAATTAACCCGCCTGACGTCTGCATATGGTTGATAACTACCCGGCGTCGGAATCATAGTCCTCCACCTCCTGCGCTGTAGCGCTGAGTTCGACGTTGTACCACATCGGTTCTCCGTCCACAAACTTAAATATTTTCTGGTTGCCGATCTCTACCGAAAACATGGCCACTACATCTTCGCCAGTGCTGTCCGGATACTGGATTTCCACAAAGCCGCCTTGCCGGATAATCGGCACCAGCTGAGCCAACAGCCCAGCCGGTACCCATTCCCATGTTGCAGATAGCTCTGTACGCCATCCGATGATGTCGCGCACCACTTTTCCGGATGCCATAGTTGTCTCAATCGCTTCATAAGATCCGCCGATCTCTAATGTCTTTGTTTTGGGCATCTGGATTCCTGCGATGATGATATTTTCCATTAATATCCCCTCTGCTTTCCGACCTGCTTCAGCGGATCATACATTGCTTCAGCGATTTGTCGTTTGTTGAGGTATACCGGCACGTTGATTATTGGGATGCCTCCGCTCGTCGGAGCTGCTGCAGCCATGCCGTTGACCATACCGGCGGTAGCGCCGTAAAGGTCTGTTGTTGTAACGCGGTTAAACGGTGCCATGATCGCGGACGCCATGGTATTTTTGATGCCTGCCAGCTGGTCCAAGAATCCGACCTCGATGCCCTGTGCTAATGGCTTACCTATCAAATTTTCCGTCTTCTTTGAAGGAGAATGAATGTCTGCCTCGCTTCGCATGGCTGAGAGTGCATCACTGATTACCTGCCGTGCCGCGTCAGATAACATGCCACTCATGGACTGGATACCGTTGATCAATCCCTGTATACTGTTAACGCCGATCGTCCGCATGTCATCCTTGAGTCCGGACAATTCACCCGGAATCTTATCGACAAATTCCTCCGTCATAGCATCCATTTCGTCTTGATAGAATTTCCGTGCAACCTCTTCTGCTGCCTCCTGCTTCTGCTACCAGAGCTGCATGTACTTTTCATACTGATCATCCGTCATGTTGAGCAGTTGATCCGTGTAGGCTATGGCATCATCGACATTCATTCCGGTAATCTCGTCCATCAGGCTATCAGAAATACCTCGTGCCTCTAACCGCTCTAATGCGTCACCGTACGCATTAATCATGTCAATGTCATCTTGCAGGTTTCCAATCTCTATTAGTTCCTCGCCGGTCTCGTCGTCCTTGATGGTTTCAAACAGACTGCCGATATCTTTGAGCTTATCTGCCATAGATTCTTGAGACTTTTCAATCTCCTGAATAGCAGATTCGTACTCTTTCTGAAATTCCTGCAATGCAGACAGCTGAGCCTGTAACTGTTCTTTTGCGGCTTTCTCTTGAGATTCAATCTGCTTCTTATTCCAGTCGTTCTGAAGCTTTTCAATCTCGTCCAGTACTTTCTGCTTGTCTTTTTTCTCAGCCTTTCCGAGTTCCTCGTACTTGTCAGCGATATTCTTTTTGTAGGTTGCAAGCTCCTCCGCGGCCTGTTCTTCTGCGGCTTTCGCATCCATCTCTGCGATAGCTTTGTTTAACTCGTTTTCTTTTGCAAGTAAAGCGTCGTTCATTTTATCAGTCATGTCGATCATTGCCGACTTGATATCTTTGACCATGTTACTTGCCGCTTTAACGGATGCATCTCCGTCCAGTCCGTTTCCAAGGCCTTCATCAATCCACTCACCGATTTGCTTGGCCCAACGCGAAGGGGAACCCGTGAAAAATCCTTTTATTCCTGTGAAAACCCCTTTGACTTTGTCAACTACAGCCCTTGCAGCGCTTAACACTTTGCCGATTCCGGCTTTAATACCGTTCACAAGTCCATTAATGATGTCAGAGCCGATACCGCGGAAGAAGCTCAACGCACCGTTGAACACGTTTTTAATATTATTCCAAATGCCGGAGAAAAAGGAAACTACTGACGACCATGCGGATTGCACTGCCGACGCCGCAGATGAGAAGAACCCGCCCAGTACAGACGTCACAGACGAGAACACACCTTGAATCCCCGACCAGATGCCGGAGAAGAATCCTGTGATTCCGGACCAAGCAGACTGAATCGCGGAAACAGCTGACTGGAAAAATCCACCAAGTACAGAGGCAACAGCTGAGAAAATAGACTGTATCCCATTCCATATATTTTGGAAAAATGCTGTGATCATAGACCACTGATTTTCTACTGCCTGTTTTGCGCTGGTAAAAATACTCGTAAAGAAGCTGACTACGGTACTAAACGCCGACTGAATACCGGACCAGATGCCAGAGAAAAATGCTGTAATACCACCCCAGACTGTCTGTATTGCAGTCACAGCGTTCGTGAATATCATGGTAAAAAATTCCGTTACGCCGTTCCAAACCGCCTTGACTCCTTCGGCAATCGTGGTAAAGAATGTAGCAATTCCTGACCAAACTGTTTGTATTACAAGTGCAATATTTGAAAATAAAGTGGTAAAAAATTCTGTTAGTCCAGACCATCCAACCTTGATATTTTCTATAATAGTAGAGAAAAATTCCACTAAGGCGGAGAATACCGTTTTTATAAATTCTACTACAGCCGAGACTGCAGTTCGGATTCCCTCGCCGATGGTCGTGATTGCCTCACGGAATCCTTCACAATTATTCCATAAGTAAACGATAGCGGCCACCGCCGCCGCAACTGCTGTAGCAATTAGGCCGATCGGTCCGCCTGCCAGCGACATGATAGCGCCTCCAAGGCTTCCGATTTCTTTTACAAACGAAACGATTTTGCCTACTGCCATAACAGCCATAAATGCGCCTATGCCAGCAACGACAGTCTCAATATTGTCAACGATAAATTGTATCGCTGGCTGTAACGCGTCCAGTGCAGATGCCAGGCCTGACGTGATCGCAGCCGCCAGAGGCATAACTACTTCTGCCGTTTTGGACATGGCATCCTGCATTTGTCTCTGCGCGTCATTGGTTTCGATCAACGCGGCGTTATTTTCCCGGAACGCCTCCGCCATTTCCGGTAATCCCTGTCGGGACAGCTCGTCCATGATCAGCTGCATGCGTTCCTGTTCTGTGGTGCATGCCGCTAATTTGTCATTAAACTCATCCTCTGACGTGCCTGCCCAGTTAAGGACATCCGCGAATGTACCTGTCACCGTGCCGACCTGCGCCGTCTCGTTGATCGCCTCCGCTAACGAGTCAATCGGGATAGAGTCACCGTATGTTGCCCATGCGCCGATAGATGCGTCAATCAGTGTGGTTAGATCACTCTGTGACAGTCCCAACGCCTGCAGGTTTGCCAACGCTGTCGCGGAGGATTGTTCATCGCCGAGCACCTGGTACAACTGCCGGTAAGATGCTTCCGTCTCCGCTGCAGTGTATCCTGCATGCTGGCTGGATGTCTCCAGCGATGCCATGATACGTTGATACTCCATTGTAGAATCAATCAGGCTACTAATTCCGGAGATCATGGACTGTACCGCACCGGATACTGCGCCAGCTGTAAAGGCATCCGCAAAACTGCCGCTCATGTCATCCGCAGCATTGCCAGTGTCTCTAAAAGACTGCGTCAGCCTGTCTGTCCCGTTCTCAACATCCCGCATATTCTGTTCAAAACGGTTCATGTCAGCCTGCGCGTTGTTAAGCTGCCTACTCAGGTTATTAACTTCCTGCTGCTGCCGGTTGTATGCGTTGGTTGCTCTGGTAATCGCCGCAGTGTCGCCTGAGTTTAACGCTTCCTGTTGTGCTCTACCGAGTTCTTCAAGTTTCGCTACTTGCCTGTCATATTCTGCTGTCAGTGTCTGGATTCTCTGCCCTGTCAGCTGTGCCTGACGCTGCAGGATTTCCATCCTCTGGCCGGCTGCTGCTTCTGCATCATCCAGATTGTTGATGCCAGATGTCAAAGCGCGCATCTCGCTGTCAAGTGTCCGCATCTGGCCGTTGATTGACCGTATCGCGGTCTTAAATTCTGCCGCTCCATCCACACCAACGCGGATAGATACGTCTGATGCCATATATTCACCTCCCGTTTTTGGGCGCTAAAAAAGCACCCGTGAAGGTGCTTGTGATAAATAGTAGCCTTCAATTTTGAAGGCTCTAAATCTATTTACTTGTAGCTCATCAGCCTCATAAAATCGTCCATCTCCTCTGCTTCGGTCGGCTTTGATTCCGCGCCCTCCTGCTTGATCTGGTGCACTGCAATCAGGTCAAGGAGCTGAGAATAAGGGATTGACAGTGTTTCATCTCGTGTCATCCCTATCATGAGGCCGTAATAAAGAAACCACTCAGGAGTTATTTTTCCTGAGTGGCCTTTGCGTTTTTTGTTGGCTTTAATTCAATTTCTGGTTTCGTTCCGGCTTTAACAATCTCGCCAATCGAGCCAAACACGTCTTCATAATCGTCCACGCCGACAAGATCATAGATTTCATCCTCGTCAAGCGTGCCCGGATTGTCGATTCCTTCCATTTTGGCATACCGGTCGCCGGCATTAATTAACTGTGAAACAAACCATATGATATCTTTGATACTTTTTTTCTCGAGAATATCTTTCAGTCCGGTTTCGAAAGACATACCTGTGTAATCTTCTACATTAGCAAGTACTCGGGTAGAAAAACACCCGAGGTATTCTTTATCGCCGATTTTAATTTTTCCTGTTCTCATTAGTCTGCCTTACTGATGTCAACCTGTGCCAGCCCTACTCTTGCCGCAGAGATGTCTAACACGTTCTGGATTGCAGCTTCTGCTTCCGCCTCACTGTCGAGCGGCGTACTCATCCACTGCCAACTATGATCTGCTGTATCGTCTCTCATGACGGTCGCAGTCAGTTCTTTGGTCTGCCACTCAATCGTTTCTCCCTGCGTCACCGCGGAGATGCCTGGGTTCGCGAACTGAATTTTCGGAAGCACTACAGCGATCCACTTGATCGCCCCGTTCTGCTTCGCTTTGATAATACCGCCGAACCCGACGTACGGGATTTCCTGCTGGTCGTTGTATTTAATCCATGCAGCTCCCTCCGTCGTAACGCCGTCCACCGAGCTGATTGTTTCCTTCTGCAACCCCAGTATCGCAAGCATCGGCTCCGGCAGAAGGTCGTCCGTGCTGAGTGTCAACGTGCCACCTGCAAACTGGTTATCCGATTCTGCCGGTCCATTGTCCGCGTAGAGGATGTTCGCCTCCGCACCTTCCAGTTCCAGTGTCATTTCTGTTGCTTTGCCGATCAAACCACCTTCGGAGTATTCCACCGTGGTGCCTGTGTTGCTATAAATCGCATAATATGGCTTGCTTAAACCAATTGTTGCCATGTATGTATCCCCCTGTTATCTTTGGAGATTTTCAATCTCCTGTTCCAATATCTCTTTCATTTTTTGCGTCGCCTGTCTGCGTGTCGCTCGTACCGCATTTTCAAAGAATGGTATTTTGTCTGAAAACGTAGTGCCGGACTGTGTCGCGCGTGCTACAAGGCGGTTGGCTTTTCCATCCGCGTTATATCCGGCATCGTCAAATCCGGATAGCGTATTGATATATCCTCCGGAATCTATCATGTCTGCGATGCCGAACCCGTCTAAAAGCCCCTGTTTTTCTACTCGAGTAACACCGTGACGCGGATGCTCTTCTGTGCCCCACTGATCTGTTACCGGCAACGCCTGTATATTTTGCTTTACTTTGTCAGCGATGATCTTTGATCCTTCATACACAGCTCTTCCGGCAATCTCTTCCCAGTCATCTGTAAGGTGCTGCAATATCTGGATCATTTTATTAATTCCAGCATTGTTGTACCTTGACCCAGCCATCACACCACGCTCCAATACCATTCGTAATGTGTGAAGCCCGTTTCCTCCTCGTACTGCACCGAGTTTAAGCTCCAAAAGATTCCGTATTTATCAAAAGATTCTTCAATCTGATCTTTCCATGGATCAAATTCCATTTTGGTATACAGATCTGTGTATCCCGTCACCGCCTTTTCCGCATGGATGTTTGAGGCTTCCAGATCATCCGCTCCGTTTTCGCCCCAAACAAAATAGCGATCTGACTTCATCCGCTCGTTATGGCTGACGGAATCTGTGACCGCTGTATGGGCCGCTATGATTGTTTCGTACCATGTCATGATGGCACCTCGTAATTTTGTTCTACTTTCACAAGCGACAAATCAAGGCATGGCGGATAGATGTCTTGTACTGTCTGCGTGTAGTCAATACTGTACTGGCTACCGCTTTCCAGTATTGCCACATCCTGATTGGATATCGAGTCCTGACGCGGTACACGTATCACCTTTTCAATTTCTGCCTGATTCTGTCGGCTCAGATACAGCCTGTTAATGCCGAGGCGCTGTTCCTCGTACCGCAATCTAAGTTTGAGCTTCAGCGCCGGTTTTGGCTGGTATCCCGGCTGTGCGGAGTCCTCCACGGAGTAGATATATACCACTCCGGAGTTAAGCTCCTGCGTAATCTCATTATCCGGTCGGTGTGGTGCTCTCCACTGTCTCGCCATCTGCCACCAACCTTTCTGCCTGCATGTTAAGTATCAATGCAGTGTAGTTGTTTTCAAATACGTCTAATGCGTTGCTCCTCATATACCTGCAATACTCAAATAGTAGGGTACGCGGCGTGCCGTCGCTCTCGTAGTCGAGCGTACCGCCGCCCTTGCCGTCGAGGTAGCTCATGCCGGATGCGATCATGTTGCGCAGTTTATCATCCGTGGCGGCATCGTCCCATGTAATATTGAGATAGTTTTTTATGTCTGAGAAGAGCTGTGTGGGTATATTCTTTTTACTCATTTTTAAGGCTCATCCTAATGATTCGGTAGCAACTTTGATCCACGCAGAAAACCAATCTTTTGCCAAATAATAATTTCTAATGTAAATATTTGGAGCTACGTTTTGTGAAAGTAGATTTTTATATTCATAAAAAATTTGAAATACTATAGCATTGTTTGACGTTTTGAAAACTTCAAGAATTCCAGAATTCAAATTTTCTGTCGGCGCGTTTATCAAATTATAATTGCTCGAGTTTAATGAATATATTGCAGGTTCTTTAAAATCATCAAAATCGGAATTATCTTTAATTTCGTTAATGTATAAACTATTTGATGTGCTCGCATTCCCTATCAGTTTCGCATCACCGCTCATCGTAATATTCCCAGTCATCGTGCCGCCAGAAGTCTGTAGTGCTCCGGCAATACCGGTCTCCATATTATTTAATTTCGTTGCCGTAATTACGTCGCCCGTTTTCCAGTTTGTTGGGTCGTATGTCGCCATATGTTATCCCCCCCTGTCTCTTATGACGCTAAGATTCCTGCTGCGCGCAGAGATGCAAGCAGTCCGTTAAATTCTTCCATTGTCGGCGCCGCCGCAACGTCTGCCACCGCCGCAGCCTGCTTTACGCCGCCCAGTGCCGCGGTAGTTGCTGCCGGGAGAGTGTACGTTGCACCTGCCGGTCCCTGCGGTCCCTGTGCGCCTGTATCTCCCTTTTCTCCTTTCAGACCGGTAAAGGAAAATGCAAAGACCTTTGCCGTATCCGGTCCGCTTGCCTGCACCGTGACAGCAGGCGTGCCGCTTGTCGCATCAACGGTAGCAGTGGGCGTGCCAAATCCGGCAGCCGCTCCTGCTGCTCCAGTTGCTCCCGCAGGGCCTGTTTCACCCTTTGGCCCCTGCGGGCCTACCTGCTCATTTGCAACACCCTGCTCTAAGTGGTTCATTTTTTCTGCGGTGATCGTGTCACCTGTTGTCCATGTAGTAGGACTGTATGCCATTTTGTAACCTCCTTGTTATCCAACTACAGCCTGTCCGATTACCCCCGACCCGACCAGGCCGGCATCAGGCGGGGGCGTTATTCCCCCGCCGTAACCGTAACTGTGTAAGTGTCCGTTGTCGTGCCGTTGGCTGCTGTGACTGTTACTGTTACCGTATTTTCACCGGTTCCCCATGTTGCGGCAGATCCATTGTTAATATTGAGAGTACCGCCAGAGGATGGCAGTTCCACCTCGATATCTACGCTCGCGCCTGCGTTGGCCGGGGTTGCTGTGATGGTGTTTGTTGCATTGGTCGTTGTTGCTGTATACGTCTTTGTGCCCGGAACGAACGGAGTGTTGAGCTTAAGGCCGCCGATTCTTAAGTCTGCCAGTGTTGCATCTGTGGACGCCGCCGGAGCATCAACCGTAGTAACGCGATAAGATGCAGGCTGCAGTCCGGAAATGTCAAGGAACAGGAATGCGTTGTTGTCCATCGGGAAGCCGTTTGCATACAGTTTAATCAGATAAACTCTTTCATCCTCAAGGAAATGATATTCATCAGAATATTCAATCCGTCCCTCTCTCGCCATGCCTGCACCGGCGAAGTACTTATATGCCATACCGAGGATTGCTTCTCCTCTCTCAAGTGCCATGGACTGGATCACCGTCATCGGGTACGGAAGTACATCGTTACGATAAGAGCCATCCGGAGCCATAAGCGTGGTTGCCGGCATGACCTTCTGGAAATAGTCCTGCGGATTAACGATCAGAACGAGGTCTCTTACCGTCCTCGGTTTGCCATTCGGATCAACCGCGATCAGAGAGAGCAGATTTCCGACCGTCGTTGTGCTCAGGTCTGTTACGCTGATTTTATTTTTTTCCGGATAAACACCACCGGTCACCGTTACGCTGTCGCCTACCTGACGATTCATGCCGATTGGCTTTCCGTTTCCGTCGCCTGCTACGATACCCGCTTCAAGCCCGTTCGCCAGTGCTTCGTAGAGGATCTGTCTCACGTAACTGTCAAGCCATTCCGGGCCGAGATCAAGTGTTGCCTTGCACACCGGGATGAAGGCAGACAGCTTAAGCAGTGTCATGTTGACGACGTCAAAACCGGACATAATTTCTTTGACAATATCATCGCAAAGCTTGCCCCATGCCGCTTCCTGATAACCGTTGGTATTCATGATCATTTCTGTTACTGCCGTAGTATTTAAAAACTCGATACGGGACAGTAACGGATGCGATGTCTGCAGTTCGTCAAATACTGCATCCATAATAGTCTTCGGCAGGATCAGATCTGTATCTGTCAGCGCCTGACGTGGATTATTGGACTTCATAGCGCCGGAAAGCTTGTTATAGTATTTGCGTTCCTCGCTGGTCAGCTGTCTGACGCCGCGCTGTGCCAGTACGTTGGCATCCACTTCCTCGCGGAGCTGCGTCATCTGTGCGTCATAATCCTCTTTGATGTCAGCACCAATCTGTTCGATCATCTGGTCAAAAGACTGATAAAATGCGTCCGTGTCGCCGTCCTTGATCGCCTGCTGCATCATGCCGCGGAGTTCCTCACGGCGTGTCATATCGTTGTTTAACATATGTAGTTATCCCCCTGTTTTTACTGCATAGAAAAACCGGCAAGCAGATTCATTAATCTGTTGCCGGTCTCTTCTCTCAATTCCTCTTTTGATTCTGTTGTTGGCTCCGGAGGTGTTTCCGGTGCTGGTATAATCTCTGGATCTGGTGTTGGTTCCACCGGAGCGGTTGACTCTATCGGCGTCTGTTCTGTCACAGACTGCCGTAACTTCTGCATGATCTGCCGTTTGACAGACTGCGCATACTGAGACATACCGTCATTGACAATAGATGTAGCTATGCCATAACTCAGTGCTTCATCTGGTGTGAGCCACGTCTCCGCTTTCATCATATTCAGTACGGTATCATAATCCATGCGCGTAATTTCTACAAATGCATTGATTCCGATATTTGTGATACGCTCAGCTTCATCTGCCGCCCTTCTCAGATCATCTGCATATCCCTGAGCATACGTCATGACTTGATGTAAAAAATAGGCAGATACATTAGATGCGATACGTTCATCGCCCGCCAAGAACGGATATAATGCCGCAGATGCAACAAACCCGTCACCATACGTCCTAATTTTAGCCGGATGCCTGCGGAGCAAGTTAAACATTGTCCATCCTGCTGATACATCGCCGCCATAGCTGTCAATATGCACATTGATTTCTGGAGCGGTGATCCTTTCCAATTCTGCCGCAAACCCGGTAGCTGGAACGTCACTATCATACATATCCTCTTCGTTAATATCGCCAAAGATATATAATTCTGCGATCTCAGGCACTTCCTGTCTGAAACTGTAGCACTTTCCCAAGTCATTCACCTCCTTCCGTGGTGTTTCCTTCTGCTGCCTGAGCAGCTTTTTCGATTGTTGAAATGTTTAACGTTAAGAAATGTTTCGTGCTCCAATCCTCATTGATCGGCTGCATTCCTGCCGCTTCTCTGACATCATCGATTGAGTATGCTCCCGATCCAATCAGCTTTTCAATGTTTGTCGCATTCGCAAACATGTCAAAGTGTACAATAGATGAAGTATCGATCTGTAAAAAGTTTCCTTTTCTCCAGTTCTCGAATCCGTACCTCTTGCGAGTGATCTCCTCCTGCAACTGGTCGCAGAGTGGATCAATGCAAGTAGTCAGCCATCGCGTCATAGCGTCCTGCGTACCTGCCACATCTCCCAGCAGCAGCACCGGAGGAATACCGAAAGCATTTGCCGTAAAATTAAAGATGTCATCCATCAGGGACCGGATATCCCTTGTACTGCGCTGCGTATCCGGATTTCCTCCAAGGTTGGTATAAGTGTATCCGTCAAATTCCGGCAGTACTCCGCTTTTGGATTCGAGCCACGGTTTCACCTGATTGTCCAGATAGGTTCGGAATGTCTCCGCAAACTGGCTGTCTCCACGGATGATCTGATCAACATGCACCTTGAGATGTTTCCCGCTGCCCCAGCTGTAGTTATCCAAAGCTGCGGAAATCAACTGATAATACGAGTTATATAGGCCGTCAAGTACTGGCTTGATATTCTCGTTGTTTAGCTTAAAGTGCATGACCTGATTTTCATAAAACGGGTAGACATAGGAGTAATCCCCGACGATAACACCAGTGTACTGTGTTTCTCGTCCCGGATACTCGCCAGATATCATAAAGCTATCTGCCACATACATGCGCTCTTTGCCGTCATTAGCTTTCTGCACTACGATCAGAGCTTCATTTTCTTTAAACATCTTGTAAATCAATTTGTGAATAAATACAGAACTGCTCTGATTTTTGTTCGGCTCATAATTCCAAGTCCACCATTCCTGCCCCTTATATTCTTTCCAGTCTTGATACGTTTTGAATTTACATTTTCCAACCGCGTTAGCAATCATGTTGATGCAGCTGTTAAACGCAAGTTCCCGTATCATGATTTCCTGAGACAGGTTGTCCAGGCCTGCGCACTTGATCTCGACCGGATCCGCGCGTGCCCCATTGTCTCCGATCAGTTTCCCGATCAGCCATCTTTTGAGTGAGATTCCCAAGGTATCCCTCCTTATATAACGAAAGCCCCGACAGGCGGTAAGGTTACCGGCCCGTTAGAGCTAAGTTCTTCTTCGCAAGTCATCGAAGCTACAAGCGCCATGAACGGATCTGTTTTCCGGCTCTTGCCTTCGATCTTTGTGTATATGAAATTTCCTTTGTCTGCCTGTTGCGACGCCTTTACGCGTTTGGTGTTATTGACTGCCCATCGTAACATCGGATTATTTCCCCATGTAAACAGATCGCGATTAAAGCACTCCTGTATCACTGGTTCTGTCTTGGTGATATCCGACGGCCGGACAAGCTTAACTTTTTCTTTATCCCGTGCATCAAAACCAATCTTTCGCAGAGACTCACTAATGAGTGTCCAGCGAAAATTATCCATTGCCAGTTTCTTGATGATGTAAATGCTCTCTGCTTCTTGTATATACTGCGTGATCAGATCAGGATGGATGCTGACATCGTCCACCGGAGTCAGCAGTCCCATACGCGCCCACTCCTGCCACGGCGCCTTTACTCGCTTTAGCGTTTTGGATTGTAAGCAGACCCACGCATGATTGATATCATATCGCTTCTCGCCTTGCTTAAAGTGCAGATTGACCGCCGCCCAGTCAGACAATTCCGCGTAGTCAATCCCGACCGTACAAGGCCACCCACGCATATCATCCGGCAGCGGTTTGTTGGTTGCCTTAATGTTAGCGTAATCCGTGACAGAGATTTCCGTTTCCGTTTGTCTTAGGTTCATGCGCTTCGTGTAAAAGTCAAGGCGGATTGATTCGTCATATTCCTTTTCTGTGAAATTCTTTTTCATTTCAAGTTGCAATGTCGGCAGATATGGCAGCGACGGATTAGCCATCTCCCAGTTTGCCGGATCATCCGCAGATTTTTTATCTGGCATGATGTACAGCAGCGGGCAGAGGCCGGAATCTTTGATTACTCCGTTGAGTACGTCCCGTGCAATCCTCAGCCGATCATCCAGCACTCCATCTGACACGTAGCCGTTTGTTGTGATGTAAAATACACGGGAATGTTTACGCTTACCAAAACCGGAGCGGAAGACCTGTATCATGTCGCTGGTCTGATACTCATGGATTTCGTCAAAGATCAGGCAGGCAGAGCGCTTGCCGTCCTTTGTCCTGGCATTGCTTGTGTTGTACTTAATATAGCTGCGAGTATTAAGGTTTGTGATCTGTTCTTTTGTTTTGTGAAAGAACTTGCGGGACTTTGACCACGTATCCTCCAGCATTTCATAGATGTCGTTGAAAGAGGTCTTTGCCTGATCCTCACTGTTGGCGATGATGTCGACGTTATATCCCTGGATGCCGTGATACTTTGTTGTCAGATACCATGCCAGTCCGGAAATAAATCCGTTCTTGCCATTGCCTCGCCCCATCATAATCAGAAATTCTGAAAAGACTACTGTGTCCGTGTCTTTGTAGTAGCAATGTACCAACGCCACAACAAAAGTCTCCCACGGGAACAGAGATATGCCGAAATACCTCTCTATTAGCTCTATTGCTTTTTCTATCTTTCCTATATCAATAAAGACTCTGGGGTCGTCCAGAGTCTCTTCGATATAGTCACAAGCCTGCAACATTTCCGGGCTTGCCTTTATCTTTCCTGATCGGAGATCATCAATATAGTCCGAGATATAGTTGCATGGGATTTTACATTTCTTCATCCTCATCACCATCCTCAATCTTGGATGGCGAGATTCCAATTGCATCGAGCAGCTTTGTCATCTGCGCGTTGACTTTCAGAAATTCGTTTACTGATTCATTTTTTCTTTTGTTTATTTTTCCGGCGTTGGACTCATAATCTACGACCGCGCCACGTTCCTCAATATCTTTGATAAGTTTGTTCTTCGTGTCCCACATGTCCATATAGTCAGACACAAGATCGGTGTAGTATTCTCCAACCGTTCCGTTACGCGCGAGCTGGTCGAGCAGATCAGCCTTGATTGCTTCTCGCTTCTTTGTCTTGTCCATTATGTTACCTCGTACATGTAAATATTTACATGTATAGTTCTAAAAATATCTCTTGTCTTGCACCCTACGCACAAGCGGGCATCTGAGAAAAATGCGTTTGATCGGAATGGGGGAGTTATATTTTATCCCGCTTAAGATAATTACATCTCCTATGAGCAAGCTTTACATTTTTCCAGCTATGCTCGCTACCTTTTGACACTGGAACTATATGATCTATACTCGGATAGCCTTAGTTGCTTTACCTTTTCTTTGTCTTCTTCCGATATCATTCCTCAATCCCACCGCTCCTCCGTCAGCAACTCTTTACGTACATAGTGCCGCATCGCCTCCGGATGCAGATCCTCATGACATCGCTTGCAGACACTGATTAGCTGTCTCTCTCCCGTCTCCGGATCATATAGGCTCAGTGCAAGGTCTGGTCTATCCTTGAGATGCTTGACATGATGCACAATCTTTGCACCTCTATATCTTCCCTTGCTCTTGCATACTTGGCACTCGTAATGATCGCGCCTTAGCACCTGATCCCGTACCCTGTGCCATATTGGCCAGCCATAAAAGCGGTCCGCCTTGCCGTCTTCTATGAGTTGTTTTAGCCTGCTGTATCGGATGCTATCTTTCATCGAGCTGCTTTATCTTTTCTTTTTCTGCGTCAGATAATTCCCATCGTATCGCTACCGCTTTCTCTGCTGCCGCTTTCTCTGCTGCCGCTTTCTCTGCTGCTTTAGCGCTACTGAGTAGTAGACCGCCGCCGAATATACGTTTCTTGTACCTGCGTTGCGATTCCAGCTGAGCAATCGGAATACATTCGTCGCAGCGCACTTTAAAGTCTATCCCGTATTTACTAAATTTTTTAATCATCGCGGCTGTCACAATATGATCTGGATATTCATATTGTGGGGCTTTTTTTACCTGTTCGCTTTTTAATTTCCTTGTTGCCTCGTCAATCATTCTTCCAAGTTCCGGAGCTGTCTGAGCTACAACATCGCCGCCGAAGCTGGTAACAAACCCTGTATTCACTTTCGCGCCGTTCTCGTATGTAATTTTCCCATCACATAAAATATGGCTCATTTCATAAAATATTTTCTTTCCAGAAAAAGCAGTGAGCGCAGGAGCAAAGAGAAAAAATGGTATCCCTCGATTTAAATAAAACCCACATATCTGTGTTAATATCGAAAATGGAGGATTATCCAATACAACGCACCCATCCGGATAATTAAACGTTCGATAATCAGCACCAGGCCAGAACGGCCGCACGATCCTTTCTGGGTCAATCCCGTATTCTTTGCATGCCCACGATTTCACAGTTTCGTAGATAAGCGGCGGAGTAATACAGTCATCTGTCGTTTTCTTGGGCTTAAATTTTTCTACAAATTCCTCGTATGTTTCGTTTTTCATATTCTTTATTTCTGCATACAACAAAACCCCGGCAATCTGCCGAGGCTCTGTTGCTGCATCTGTTCGTCGTTCGAAAGGAGTCTATCACACTTAAGGAGAAAAAATGCTTGGTTTATATTTTTCCTTATTATCATATTAACATTAAAAAGTGTAACATGTGTAACCAATTTAACTCTTATACTTCTTTTAAATTCCACTCAAAACATCCATGGTAATACTAAGAATTGCCTTCTTAACCCGATGTGCCTCATATTTTTCTGCCAACGCATCGTACAAACCTTCCATAACATTTACATAATCATCTAAAAGATCACTGGTCTCTCCATCAAAGAAAACGTCCATGCCTTCGCTCACTGCAATCATTTTATTTATCCTCCATTTCTTTCATCATCCTGCTAAATCTCATCTTGCAAGCTCCCTCCGTACTATTCATTTCACTCGCTACATCCTTCCACTCCATCCCTAACTCGCACCGCAGGCGAAGGATATTCCGGTCGATTGGATCATCGATCATCTCAAGATACTTTTCCGCTTCCTCGATTGCCTCCCTCAGCTTGTTACGTTTCTTAATTAACCTAAGCCGCGTACTATGTATCCGCTTATCATCCACGCCTCGAATTATGATCTTATGTTTGCTGTACGGAAAGCTGGGAGATGATCCGCTTACTACATCTTCAACCACCTCGCCGGATATATCCTTGATTAATAGTTCAAGTCCCCTAACCTCATTCCTGAGCTTCCTAATGTTTTTGAGATCGCCTGCGTTCACCTTTGCCCCCCCTGTGTTATCCCTTGATCCTTTCAAGGTTTCGCTGCATTTTGTAGTCAATCATCTCCTGCAGCTCATCATCATCTATACCGTACATCTGACGTATGATACCGATGCAGATGATCAGGTCTGCTGTCTCTCCGATCAGCTTGTCTCTCCGCCTCTTGTATCGTCTCTCTTCTGGTGTGCCCCTCGCCATCTTTGACACCGCCTGTATCCACTCTCCGGCCTCCTCGGCGCAGAGAAGGAGATTCTGTTCTTTTGTTTTTGATTGTGATAGATGTTTTATATCTGTTTCACATTTCGTATTTCTATCGCTCATTTGTCTTTTTGCCTTATTTAAAAAGAATTCTTTTATGCATTTTTCACATGTTTCATTATCATAATTTCCATCATTCGCAGGAAAATATTTCAAATGTTGTTCCTCTGGTACTTCGTCACATAATAAATAGTCCACCCTTCCAAAAGCGACAATCCATTCTGCCATCAGATCTACTACTTTTTTTGTCAGCCTTTCGGCTGAATTTGTCTTTTCTTTTATCGTCATTATTGTACTCCATTTACTTTTTAATCACTATATCTTTTCATAATAAACTTTAGTAATTTGCATTTCTTTCCGTACAACTCTATACGGTTGTTCATAAAATAAATTTTCTTGCATTTCGGTAAGTCCTCTTCTCCAGTCAATGGCCCATAAATCTTCTCCTACTTTTATGATCGTCTGAACATCCTGTGTCCACCGCCTGACATCCCCATTAATATTATCTATACGAACACAGTTCACAGATCCAACGTTATCGAAACTAAATCCGGTTGCAAGATATTCTAATTCTTTTTCAGACAATTCTTGTCCATCATACATCTTTTCTATGATCGTCATCGTCTCACCTCTCATCATAATGTTTGTCATTCGTATGGAAATGTTTCAGGCATTGATCGTTTGATACGTCTTCGTATATTATGAAGTACACCCTGCCAATGTCTTCAAACCATCTTGTTATCAAATCTACCACCTTTTCTATCAGTTCTACCCCAGCGTATAATTTTTATTTGATTGCCATTTATGTACTTTCTTTACTTTTTTAAGCGACGACATATCATCATATCCCCACTTTACTTTTTCTCCGCGTGGATTAAGTTTTAAGAGATCAGGCATTCCTTTTAGCCAATATACAAGCCCCATATACTCATCTGCCTTTTTCAGATCCTCTTCCGCATTCCCTTTGCTTCCTGCGCGGTATCGATACTTCCAGGCGTTTAATATACAAAAGTTAATTACCGCCTCTTCTCCAAACGCGAGCAGCATTTCATCAATACACTCAAATTCGTGTGTCTTATAGTGTTCTGGACTTTTTATATTGCTCATTTTTCCTCCTCCATTTCCGAAAGATCGATCTGTAATTTTGCAAGCTCGGCAGCCGCTCTATATACGGACGCATGCTTATTTTTTCCATGCGTCTCTATTACTTTTTCTATAAATTTATCTATTTCTCCAAGAAAGCATCCACACGAAACGCTAATTCCTCTATTTCGATTTCTGAAAAATGTAGTGTAATCATTTCTGCTTCCAATGGGTCCCACTAAAAGAACATGTTTGCTTGAATATACCTGTGCATTGCCGGACACATGTGTATCGCCGCATACCCATGCATTGCCGGATACCTGTGCATCGCCGGATACCTGTGCATTGCCGGATACCCTTGCATTGTCGTATACCCATGCATTGCCGTCATGAGAAAGATTTTCTTTTTTCTCAATCCACCCACCTATATCGCCAGATTTGATATTGCCAAACGCGACAGATGCTTTGATTCTATGCAGCGTTACAGTTCCGTTTATGGTACTAATCTGTTTTGTCTCTCCTGTAAATTCATACTTTTTCACGTGTTCTCCTCCTCAATCTCCACCACAATCCTCGGATTCTTTTTGTCTATGTAAAATATATCCTCAAACCCGATGATGTCGTTCCATCCGTCATTTTTTAAGATCTT